CTTTGCATCTTAATGTACTCCGATACCGATTGTTATTGAGTCAAACGATTTAGAGCCGCATGCATGTTCTCCACTCGGTAAACAATTGCCGCAATTGCCGGGGCACGCAAACACTTTCTTGCTTCCCGTCAATGCTTTTAACTTTTCCCTGACTGCTTTTCTATAGGCATTTGATCCGGGTTTGTCTTTACCTTGGTAAGACTTCTGCTTTATAAATTGCTTTTCAACCGGCACGGCGTCAAACCTTCCGCGAACGACTGGCAAGGCAAGGAAGGCGTTTGCAATGCCGGTTTGCGCCCATCTCGAGCCGCTACTTGCGTTCGTCGAATAGTTTTCGGGCCATTCGTATCCGGTTGCGCCTAAAGTGACAAATTCTCTCCAGCTTTTCGAATAGCCGTATGGTTTCAAGTCGGGCCGCGCTTTGCAAAGGTCCATAAAAAAGCGCAACGTTTCGACATCTTTAAAATCCCCATCTACAAATAAGCGCACTGTCTTGTCTTGTGGTATATCTTTAAATGCATTTGCAACCGTCTCAGTTTGAAAGCGTAAAAGTAAACTATTTTGCACTTGCCTAAAAAATGCGGCTGGATACCGCCAAGCTTTAAGAGAATAACAGAATTTGACGCAATCTCCTTTACCTGGACAATCGGCAAGCGCAAGACTTGAAAACGCGTAGAATGGCAACTTCTTATTGCCTTGCGCTTGAAACACGCGAAACGGCGCCGCGTCTTGCATTTCACCATTTAGCCAGTTTAAAAGCTTGTTTGCATGATATTGCCAGGTGCCAGTCTTGCCTATTCTCTCAGGTCCACGATCAAGGCAAGCTTGCAAGGCGCCTTTGATTGTTTCGAGTGAGTCAATAGCGTTTACTATCTCATTTGCTTGTATTCTATTCATTTAATACTTTCTTTAATTGTTTTTATCGTGCCCGTCATTAGGCACTCCAAAACCCGCACGAGTCAAAGACAAGGCGGGCAAGGGTTTGGAGGGTTTCTAGTTAGTATCCGTTCGACTCTGCCCATTCTTCAATTCTATGGATAATTAAATCAGACACTTCCTTTTCTTCGTCGAAGTTTGAATGACTCCAAAGCTTTCCAGTTTGCGATAAGCACGCTAGGCTAGCCGAATAGTTTTCACTCGATACAATGCAATCTGTGCTCGGGTCGTCTTGTATATCAATTTCAAGCTCAACTTCGTAATTTTCAATCTTAGTTTTAATTGTTTTCATTTTAATTACTTTATTTATTAGTTTATGCTAAGCAAGTGCGCTTAACTTATGCCAGTTAAAACCTACGCTTAAAGCTATGTCAATAGTTTATTTGATTTAATTTGAATTAATTAATACCACAAGTTTACTTACTACAATATAGTCATTAGAACCTAGTCTACTAAATACATCTCACCTTGCTAAAAGAAAGTGCAACACGTGCGAGCTTGGCCGGTGTCTGCCTGAGTGCTTGCCTAGCTACCTAGTAGTAGTGAACACAGTAACACTAGTGAACAGCTGAGCACCGGGGGGGGAGGGGAGTCGCGTGTCTCGTCGTCTGTTGTATATATATACATAAACTGCCCTTTAAAAAATGTAATCCAATTGGGGTTATTTCTAGGGGTATACTTATGAGGTGCGTTTTGCACTTCAGGGTCTAGTGCTTGACATACCCAAAGGTGCAATATACACTTCAGGCTATGAAGTCATTGTTGGACAAGATTGAGTGGAAGTATAATTCAACATGGAGTTTAATGGAAGAAGAAGAAGCAATATGGAGAGATGATCGCTTGAGCCTAAAGGCTAAGGGGGTATGGGCGTATATGAAATCTAAGCCTGGTAACTGGGACTTCAGTGCTAAGAGGATAGCCATGGAGAGCAGGGACGAGACTAAGAGTGTTCAGAGGGGGATGAAGGAGTTAGAGGAGTGTGGTTATTTAAGTAAGAGGAAGCTAGGTAATGGCAGGGTTCATTATACGATCGTCCCAGAGTCTTATGTGGGGATGGAGCCAAGGCTTGACAAAAGTAGTTTAGATGATAGTAATGGATATAAGTATGGGAGATGAAGAGACTCAGTTAGATTTAAAAAGTAGGATGAGGGATGCTTTAGCCCCCATGCTTGCTAACGAGCAGGAGAAGACTGCTAAGAATAGTTTGCCTAACAATAACCCAGAGAAGTGGTTAACGGCAGCGTCTTTGTTTCTATCAGGGGCTAGTGTGCATGAGGTCAAGAAGACTATGACCTTGAACCATCACATAGCCAAACGCATCAACGGTATAGTCAAAGCGTCTGACGACGCTAGGGTGTTCAGGCATGAGAGAGCTATACAGTTGGCTTCTACTATAGATGAGATTAATAGTATAGGAGAGAAGATAGCGGCTAGTTACCTAGACGGTTCTCCAGAAGCAGAGGAGAAGATAAAGAAGGCAGAGACTAAAGACCTAGCTAACCTAGCGGTAGCACAGGAAAAGCTACACAGAACCTTTGATAATGTCACCGGAAACAATATTCAGAAGATAGAGGTTAGACATATAACAACCCCAGAGGAGGCCATGAGTCTTATAGATTCGCTGCCAGAGGCAGAAGTGATAGATATAGGAGAAGATGGCTAGGTCACTAATAGATGAAAGCTATGATCCCATCTACGATCAGATTCGTGGAATACTGGGGGAGCATTTCGAGAACTACTGCTTCATTGTAATGGATGATCGGGGTGAACTATTTTATGACTACAACCATTTGCCAGCAGGAAGAATGCTTTTGCATGAGATGCAGCTGGAGATCAGTGATGACAATATAGAGATTGAGTGGGAGTTTGAAGGCGACTCTGATGAATTAGATGATGATGATGCAGTGGACTAAGCACCCTACGATACACATGCCCGATAAGGGGCGACTGAAGGCTCTATTGGAATACAAGGGGGCGCAGGCTGTATATGATATATGGAAGGCGCGTGAGGACGCTATCAAGCTAACCATAGAAGACCCCCTGCGTCACGGGGTTAACTTAGTTAGCTGGGATAGGATTAGGTGGGCATTGTCTGAGTATAATGAGGTCTTGGTTCTTGGTGGTAACCGTGGTGCTAAGACTACAGGTATGGCTAAGATATTTATGGAGTCTATTACCAAGCACATGGATGGACACGTAGTATTGTTCTCACAGAACGCTGACACGTCCGTAAAGGTTCAGCAGGCTGCCATGTGGGAGTTTATGCCCAGGGAGTTTAAACGTAAGACTAAGGGCATCGAGGGCTACATTAACTACTCTATGCAGAATGGTTTCACTGGTCAGTCTTTTATTTTCCCAGATACTAGGACTCGTGTAGACTTTAAGACCTATACGCAGTTCAGTAATAACCATACCATCTTGGAGGGCTTTGAGTTTGGGTTCCCCAATCTAGGCAATCACCCTGAGAATGTAGGTATTGGTAATGATGAGTATCTAGGAGACTCTACGCTTATCAACACACAGCGTTTCCGTTTAGCTACTAGGGACTCTAGGTTAGTAACGGGGTTTACTCCTATTGATGGATACACAGAACTCATAGCTGACTACCTAAGAGATGCAGAGATTCTGGAGACTAAATACGCAGAGCTGCTGGACGAGCCTGTAGCTGTTAAGCAGTATAGTGTAAACAGGGATGCCGGCATTGTGTATCTGCACACAGACGAGAACCCCTTTGGTGGCTATGAGCGTATAGCTAAGGACTTGAAGGGTAGACCAAGGGAAGAGATATTGACTCGTGCATACGGCGTCCCTGTTAAGTCTATGACTACCCTGTTCCCATACTTTAGCACCAAGGTTCACGTAACAGACGAACTGCCTAAGATTACCAAGGAAACCCATACGGTATACCAGGTAGTTGACCCTGCTGGCGCTAGGAACTATGTAGCTATATGGGCTGCCGTAGACAAGCAGGGGTTCATCACTATACTGCGTGAGTGGCCTGACAGGGACAGCTATGGCGAGTGGGCGTTGTCTGGTGATCCTAAGTGGAGGTTTGGTCCAGCAGCTAAGAAGATGGGGCATGATGTCCAGGCATACATAGATGAGTTTAGGGATATAGAGAGTGATCTAGGCATAGAGGTGTTTGAGCGTATAGGTGACTCCCGTTTCTTTGCTAGAGAGAACGAGGACAACACAGATCTGTTCGAGAGCTTTTCTTCCAAGGGAATGTTCTTTATACCCTCAAGCGGGGCAGACATCGAGACAGGACTCTCTGGGCTAGACGAGTGGATGCGCTACAATCCTAATGCGGACGTAGATGATGCCAACAAGCCAATGCTAAAGATACACTCATCCTGTGGCAATTTAATACAAAGTTTAATCAACTGGGGACATAAAGGAAAGATAGATGAACCGTTGAAGGACTGGATTGACCTTCTGCGTTATCTACGCATGGCAAATGATGGTTATGGTCCAGACTATGTTTCTGACACTTCTATGAACACAACAAGAAAATCCGGGGGAGGATACTAATGGCAAAGAAAAGATTATTTCAAATAGCAAAGGAATGTGGCGTTCCTTTTGAGGAGGCTCTAGAGCTAGCGTTTAAGCATCTAGAGGAGGACATGATTACAGGCTCAAAGCATTTAACCTGGATCAACGAGAAGGGGCAGGAGATATTAGATGATGTTATACCCATGCCCGATGTCTCAGCCGACAAAAAAAGCGAGGAGGAACCAAACAGATTAATATACAGGGGCAAAGTTCTAAGAGAGTGTCCAAACCCTATGTATGTTGCCGTTCACCACCGAGAACGCTTCTGCAAAGTTAACGTGAAGATCACCCGAAGAATGGAAGGCAAACTAATTGGGAAGATGATTTATTTTGAAGAAATTAA